GAAGGGTGTCGAGGCCGAGGAGTTCTAGTTGATCAACTAGAACTCCTCGGCCTCGACACCCTTCGGGATGTTGCTACAATGACATCCCGAGTCGAACATGATGGTGAGAGATTTCTCACCATCGACCTACCTACCTTCGGCGAATTCCTGGAAACAGGACTTCGTGAAGGAGGCCTCCCTTCCGCCGGCTGTTTCGGTTTTGGCCGAACCAGCAACAAGGACGTAAGACCACGCTTCTTGCATGGTCTGTGGAGTATGGTGTTCGACTCCAAAGGTGTGCTTCTCGAGAACTCGTCTCCGCACGCTGTTCGAGCCTTGCGTCAGATTTGCTATCTGCACAAGAAACTCGAAGAGCTGCCTTCACCTGAGAAGGTGGAGGCAGCTCTCCAGCAGTACGTGGAGACGGATCAAGCGCTTTCGCTAACTGAATGGCCGGCTGAACTCGATGAGTTCTTCGACCGTGTGGTCATGCAAAAGTGGGGAAGGTTCTTCGACTCTATGGAGACTGTTGTGTTCCATACACAAAAGCTCACTGGATCGAAGCACGGACCCGGAGTAGTGGCGGAAAGACTTTCCAGCAATGGAAAGTGGTCGTCCAAGGTGTGGACAGAGCGGTTGGAACTTTGGTTCCCTGCTATGTACCACCTCTCCACCTCCTATCGAGAGATAGAAGATTTGGAGCTACTCCCGCCTGGGCGCGAGTACCCTGCGCGGGTATGCGTTGTCCCTAAGACGGCAAAGAGTCCTCGCGTCATCTGCGCTGAACCGGCTTATAACCAGTTCATCCAACAAGGTCTGGCAGACCTTTTTGGAACGTGGATGGATAGACACCGACAGGTGTCGAACAAGGATCAAGCTCCGAACCAGGAGATGGCGAAAGCCGGTTCTCTGGATCAGAGCTACTCTACCATTGACCTTTCTGAGGCCAGTGACAGGGTTTCTTTGACGATGGTCAAGAAGATCTTCAGGCGATGGCCGAACCTTTTGGGTGCGATCCTCGCTTGTCGCTCGATGACCTCCGAACTCCCGAATGGACAACTCGTCCAACTCCGGAAGTTCGCGTCTATGGGCTCTGCTCTCACATTTCCCATCGAGACTATCGTCTTCGCGACGATTGCCGAGATGGCCGTGAGGCGTTCCGAGAAGCCTGAACGAAAGCCTGAAGGGCTTCCGTTCCGGGTGTACGGTGATGACATCGTCATTCACCAGTACGCAGCCAACGAGTTGATTTCACTCTTGTCCAGGTATGGACTTGTTGTGAATCGCGCAAAGACTTTCTGTGATGGATTTTTCAGAGAGTCCTGCGGAGGAGACTTCTTCCACGGATTTAGCGTGAAGCCAATCCGTGTCAAAAAGAGGGTTCCCCTCACTCGCAGCGATGTGCCAGAAGTTGTGGCGATTGTAGCATTCCGCAAT